AAGCCCCTCCTCAAGAATAAGTAATAAAGGATGGCAGGATTTTTAGATTACGTAGCAGAAAGATCTTTCCTTGGGAATCTTTATAAGAATTTATCCAAGGTGGGGAGATTTGGTATGGAGTACGAAGACATGGTTATTCGTAACTCCCAAGCTATTGGTGCTACGGAATCTAATTTCTTTAATGAGCAAGGTACAGGATTCACTGAGAATAATGCTTTTTATTGGACTCTTGGTTATCAAGATACTAAGGTAAGAAAGTATATAGCATATTTCGATAAGGACTATTTAGGCAAAAGAGACTTCCTTAGGAAATTTTCCCTTAACGGCGAAATTGATTTTATCTTAGATACACTTACAGACGATGCTATAAATTATGATGACAAGAATTTTATTGGATATCCATCTCTTTCTAATATAGACCTAAAGCCTAATATTATAGATAAACTAGACGAAAACTATAGAAACATGTATATGCTTTTTGGTTTTCAACAGGGAATACTAGCTTGGCAATATTTTAAGCAATTTCTTATAGATGGATTTCTTGCTTTTGAAATCGTATATTCCACCGACGGTAAAAAGATAGTTGGTTTTAAAGAGCTAGACCCTACTTCATTGCAACCTGCTACAGAACCTCAACCAAATGGTGAGTATCAACAAATATGGATTCAGTATCCTGGTGATAGCAAGATGACCAGAAAGCTTAAAAGCGAACAGGTTATCTATATTTCTTACGCAAAGGGTAATACTATATCTAGGGTAAGCTATGTAGAACGTTTAATTAGATCCTATAATATTCTAAGAATCATGGAAAACACCAGGGTTATATGGAATGTTATGAATGCATCATACAGACTAAAATTTGTAATTCCTGTGGGTTCCCAATCTCAACAAAAGGCAATGCAGACATTGGGACAGCTTATGTCTATTTACAAGGAAGAAATGGAAATAAATGATTCCTCTGGCGAACTCACTGTAAATGGTAGACCGAAGGTTCAATTCTATAAGAACTACTTATTTCCGGAAAAAGATGGGCAATCTCCCCAAATTGAAACATTAGATCCTAATGGTCCTGATTTCAATGTAATGGATAACGTAATTTATTTCTACAATAAGCTTAAACAGGATTCAAAGATACCATATGCAAGGTTTGCTTTCAGAAACGGAACTCCTGCTAATTATCAAATTAGCATCGACCAATTGGAAAGGGATGAGATTAGATTTGAGAAATTCCTAACAAGGCTCAGATCTATTTTCCAAGAAATATTGGTGAAACCCTTGTATATACAAATGTGTCTTGATTTTCCTGAATTATCTAAGGACAGATCTTTTAAATCAAATTTAGGCCTAACATATGTTAGGGAGAATCTTTTTGAAGAATTTATACAGCTTCAGAATTATACTAAGAGAGCACAGTTTGTAAATGATCTTGGTGAGATGAAGCAGAAGATTGGTGAAGAGGAAGAACCTTATTTTGATAAGAATTTCCTAATAAAGAGGTATCTGGGACTTACGATGGACGAGTATAAGAAAAACGAGAAGTATAAGGAGATGGAGCAGAAAAAGGCCGAGGAAAAGGCTAAGGAAGCTGGAGGTGAGGGGGAATCTTCAGATAGTTTCACACTATAAATAAGAAATTAAGGTTCTTAAATCAATTTTTATGTTAAAGGTTTTAGTAGTAGGTGAACTCTGTATAGATCGGTTTGTTTACGGAGAGGTAAGTAGAATGTGCCCAGAAGCTCCAGTTCCTGTTTTTAACCCAATCGAAATTGTAGAAAATAATGGGATGGCGGGGAACGTCGTGGATAACCTGAATTCTTTAAGTGATGACATAGAGGTTGTTCATTGGCATCAGGCTAATAAGATAGAGAAAATTAGGTTCGTTGAGAAGAAGAGTAACCATATGATTGTTCGGGTTGACGAGGGCGAAAGTTTTCCAATGGATTCTTTTTCCTTTATGTCTTCTAGAAAGAGAGGTACGATTAATGAGTCTGATCTGGTAATAATCAGCGACTATAACAAGGGATTTCTTACCACATCTCATATAGAGCAAATAGCTAATCAGGGCAGCTTGGTTCTTATGGATAGTAAGAAGAAATTGTCTGAAGATCTTATACAGGAAATAACATTCGTTAAACTGAATGAGATAGAATATGAAAACAACAAGGACCTGGCGGATAAGTACCCGGAGAAGTTTATAGTAACGCTAGGTTCCAAAGGTGCTATGTATAACGGAGAGATTTATCCAAGCTCAAATCCACAGGATACCATTGATGTAAGCGGCGCGGGAGATACTTTTATATCTGCCTTTTCACTGAAGTACTTATCTACCGGTAATATTGGTGAATCCATCGAATTTGCTAATAGCGCTTGTGCAAATGTGGTAAATAAAAAGGGGGTAGCAGTACCAGATTCTTCGTTTAAGATATAATAATCCGTCTCAATTTTTTAGCTAATTAAATCCACTTTGCTGTGGATTCTTTTTTTATTTGCGTTCTTATTGCTTAGTTTTGTTTAAAATACACTGATATGCTTAAAGAGCTAGAGATATTTTGCCAGCTGGAAGAACTTACAGGCAACGGTTCACAGAAGGATAAACAAAGATTGATCTCCCAAAATCTCACCGAGGAGATGTCCTATATTCTGGATATCTGTTTTAATCCATTTGTAACAACCAAACTACACAAACTGGATCTCTCCGAGGAGCAGCCGGTGAGAAATTATTCAACAAATCCCGGTTTATTTTGGGATTCCTTCGTTTCTCTCGTAGAGGATCTGAAGAATGCTCCAGCAGCCAATGATTTATTGAGAGGAAGGGCGCAAGATTTGCTGGACCATTCTTTTGTGCAATACCCAGATCAGGATCTCGAAATAAGAAAGATGCTTATGAAGATCCTCACTAAGAGAATGAATGTAGGGATTGGCGCAAAGCTTATAAACAAAGCTGTCGGGAAGGAAATCATTCCGGATCCTTCTTTAATGTTAGCTACGGATAAGCAGGAGGAAATTGAAAAGTGGGATAAAATATATTGCGAGGAGAAATACGACGGTGTTCGTGTTATTGCCATGATGAATCCTGATAGGTCATTCTCTTTTTATACTCGTGCTTTTAATGAGTTGGATGCCTCTAAGCTTAGTAACATTGCTAAGGATCTTTCCCTTATCTCTGATGCAGCTGGACATACTACTATTTTCTATGATGGCGAGTTAACAGATTTAAACAGAAAGTCTGTTTCGGGAAAGGTGACACAGATTCTTAAAGGCACAGCCCCAGACAATATAGATGCAAATTTCCTTTTTAATGTGTTTGATATGGAGGATAATTCAACCCTCGAAAAAGGAAGGGGCTCTGTTCTTTATATTAAAAGGAGAAAGACGCTATCAGAAACGCTGGACCTTCTACCAGAGGGATCAAATATTAGGTTAGGTCAGATGTGGGAGGTGGATTCTATGGAGGATACCTTGGTCATTTATAAAGACATTGTAAATCAAGGTGGAGAAGGAGTTATATGTAAAAACGACCACCTCTATGAATGTAAAAGAAGTAAAAGTTGGATAAAACTTAAAGAGGTCAACGATTGTGATCTCGAAGTTGTTGGGTGGTATCCAGGCGAGGGTAAAAGGGAGGGATTTATAGGTGGACTGGATTGCACTGATAAATCAAAAACTCTCAACGTAAAAATTGGTTCTGGATTTACTGATAAAGATCTAGAAATACTAAGTGAAAATCCGAATGATCTTATAGGTAAGATTGCAGCTGTGCAGTATAACGTAACAATTACGGATAAGCACGAAAATCGAAGTCTTTTCTTACCCAGGTTTATAGAAATTAGGAACGATAAATCCGACCCAGACGACATGTCTAACTTGTTCTAAATGGGAAACTTAAGGCTCTTTTTTCTGTACAAGAATAAAGAGCTTTTTTATGATAGACCAACTCCTTACTGAGAAGTTAAGACCGAAAGAAATTAGACACATGATCCTTCCTGATAGGATCCGGTCTTTATTTGATAATAAGGGACTAAATCACAATGTACTTTTAGCAGGATCTCCTGGATGTGGGAAAACCACTCTGGCAAAGATACTTTCGAACGGTCTCCCGCACATCTTTATAAATGTTTCTGATGAGAGTTCAGTAGACACCATCAGAACAAAGATAAATGACTTTTGTTCCACCATGAGCATTATGGATGGTAAGTCTTCTAAAAAGGTTGTTGTCCTTGATGAGTTTGATGGTGCTTCCGATCAATTTTATAAGGCTCTTAGAGGTACAATAGAAAAATTTGCTTCTAATACAAGGTTCATCGCTACTTGTAATTGGCTCAATAAAGTACCAGATGCTATACAAAGCAGATTTGAGGTAATTAACTTTGATCCGATAAATCAAGCGGAGGAAGAGAAGATACGGACAGAATGGAGATCCCGAATCAA